TGGTGTGGGCAATTACAGACCTTTCTTTGAACGGCTACAGTAAACCCCAACTGACCCTCGCTTATTCTAGTGCTAAGGGCTTATCTAAGTAAAAGGCAATAGACAAATGGTTAAGAAGCTCTCAGAAGCAGCCGCTAAGGCTACGTTAGGCGTAGCTGGCGACAATACACACAACGGTCAAATCCGTGCTGATGAGTTTCTCCCTGAGTTACGTGGTAAGAAGGCCATCCGTAAGTATCGTGAGATGCGTGACAATGATGCCACCATTGGTGCTGTCATGTATTCCGTTGAGCAGATACTACGTGATGTTGATTTCCATGTAACCCCTGTTGATGAGAGTGATGCTGCTAAGGCTGAGGCTGAGTTTGTTAAGAGTGTTCTTGACGACATGGACCACACCCTAGACGATCACATATCAGAAGCACTGTCTTATTTGTCGTATGGCTTCGGTTGGTTTGAGGTTATCTATAAGCGTCGAGTTGGACCTACAGAGCGTTCTGATAAGAAGCACTCTAAGTACACTGACGGACGCTTAGGTGTTAAGAAGATTGCTGCTCGTGCGCCTTGGACTATTAATAAGTTTGATGTTAACCAGAAGACTGGTGATGTCTTGGGCATTGAGCAAGCAGTAGGATTTATGAATGGTAAAAACTACATTCCTGTCAATAAGTCTATCTACTATAGAACCACTTCTCTTAACGGAGACCCCAGTGGGCGTTCTATTCTTCGCAATGCTTACACTTCTTATGAGTATCTTAATAATCTACAAGCTATCGAAGCTATCGCAGTGGAAAGGGAGCTTGCTGGTATTCCCGTTGCTAGGATTCCTGCTGAGTATCTCTCTGGGGATGCTTCTGTGGCACAGTCAGGCTTTGTTAACAACCTACAGCAAATCCTACGAGACGTTAAGTTCAACGAGCAAGGTTACATTATCTTGCCTTCCGATACCTACCCCGATAAAGACGGAGCGCCTTCCAGCACAAGATTAGTTGACATTGAACTGATGGCTTCTAATGGTAAGCGTAACATCGACATCAACCCAATCGTTAGCCGTTATCAGCACGACATTGCTCGTTCTGTATTATCCGAGTTTCTTCTGCTTGGTACGTCAGGTGGTTCATACGCCTTGTCTAAGTCGAAGACAGACCTGTTCCTCCGTGCGCTTGAGAGTTACATCCAAGCTATTGTAGATGTCCTCAACAAACAGTTGGTCGAGCGTCTTTGGCAGTTGAACGGTCTGAATTATGACCTGATGCCAACTATCGAAGCTGGTGATGTTGCTCCACACGATCTTCGTGAGATTGCTTCGTTCCTTCGTAACCTTAACGGTGCTGGTATTGATGTGTCGTCTCACCCAGAGGTTATTAAAGACCTTATGGACATAGCTGACTTAGAGTACGACCAAGATATTGGTCAACCCGACACAGTTGAGGAAGAAGAGTAATGGCAACTTTAGATAATCGTGTATTTGACAATGGCCTAACAGTCCTTGACACAGAAGCAAACAAACTTCTGATTACCTCACAGGAAGCAGCTTCCTTCACAGAAGCTAACGCCACTTATGCTCTAGGTAATACGACATCACTTTCTATCGCTGCCCCATCAAACAGAACAGGTGGTGGACGTGAGGTAGTTGCAGCAGCTATCAGTGACGGTTCAGTTACAGGTAACGGTACAGCAACACACTACGCTATAGTAGATACTGTAAACAGTCGCCTTCTAGCAACAGGTTCTTTGACGACAAGTCAAGTGGTAGCCTCTGGAAACACTTTTTCACTAGGATCGTTTACTATTGGTATCCCTGATCCTGCATAATAAGGGTTATGGGCTATGACCAGCAGGATTTTACAAGAAGACAGTAGCTTAATCCTTACGCAAGCTAATGAGCCTTTAATCAACGAAGACTTTATTGGCGCTAACGGATTTTCTACTGGTTCTCCAGTAGTGCAGAATACGGCTCTTAATCAAGACTACGGCTTATCTGCTATTTCTGTCGTCACTGACCCTGCTGTAGTACCTACAATCACTATGGTTGAGGATGAAGTAAGTACAGCAGAGCCTATTGTAACTGGTGTACCACAGGTTGATACAACAGCAATAGCTCAGAATAATTCTTTCGGTGCTAACAACATTCTCACAGGTAGACCTGATGTAGAGGATGCAACAGACCCTAACGTAATATATGAACAGGTGGTACAGCAGATGTTTGGTGGTTGGCCTAGACGATTATACGATCATACAGACTTAGCTATCGCTAGAGGCCATACTGCTGGTTATACTGCGATATATAAGTTTGGGTATAACCCAGATGTAAATGGTACTGAAGAAACTGTGTGGGCTGAAGGTGGTAATTACGTTTGGCTTGATAACGCAGTAACAGTGTTTGTCAGCAGTTCCAGTGCAAATGACACAGGTGGTGGCACAGGTGCTAACACTATCACCATACAAGGTCTTGATGAAGACTATAATGAGATAGAAGAGAGCATCACTCTTAACGGTCAGACGCAAGTTGTAACCCAGCTTTCCTACTTAAGAGTTTACCGAGCTTTTGTTACCCTTGCAGGATCAAGTGGTACATCAGGTGGTACAGTCTACCTTGGTTCTTCTGGAGCTACTGCTGGTGTACCTAACACGGTTTACGCTAACCTTGGTCTAGGTAACCAGACACAGATAGCTGCTTACACAGTCCCTGCTGGTTATACTCTATATTTAGATGATATTAACTTTACTGCTGGTATTAGTCAGGCTGGAAAGGTTGCAACTTGTAGCTTTGTAAGCCGTGACCAAGGTTCTAACATCTTTAGAACTCGCTTTATTAACGTACTTCAAAGTAATCAGCTTATAACTAAGTTTGAGTACCCTCAGCCATACGCTGAGAAGACAGACTTAGAGTGTAGGGTCGTTACAGACAGCAGCAATAACGCAATCGGAGCCTCATTCCAAGGTGTCCTTATTAAAAATGACTCATAAGGTATCACAATGAACATTCTTAAAGCTCAATATGCCAATGATGTCTTCACAACTGAAGCAGAGGCAGTCTCTCGCAGCATGGACTTAGGTCTTGACGGTGTTACTCACGTATCTGACTACAATGGTCAGGCTGTGTTTATGCCAGCAGCAAGCCATGAGGCTTATCTAGCCTTCTATGAGCAGGGTGAGGCAGTAGAAGAGCCAGAAGAGCCTTCAGTGGACCGTATAGAGGCTCTCAGGGCTATCGTACAAGAGATACTAAAGACTGACTTCGCTAAAGCTGACTATCAGGGCGAAAGTGTCACTCTAAATAAGCCTAGACGTGTCAAGGGTGGAGCTAAGAAGTTTGAAGTATTCGTACAAGACGGCGACAAGGTTAAACGAGTAGCTTTTGGTGATCCTAACATGGAAATCCGTCGTGATGACCCTAAAGCTCGTGCCAATTTCCGCTCCCGTCACTCATGTGACACCAAAAAAGATAAAACAACGGCTGGCTACTGGTCATGTCGTATGTGGGAAACAAACACATCGGTGAGCGAGATGACTAAGAACATTGAAGGTAAGATACTTAAGACAGACGACGAACAGCGTCTAGTCTATGGCTGGGCCTCAGTAGTAACCGAGAATGGTGAAGCTGTAGTAGACCGCCAAGGTGATGTTATCGAAGCTGACACTCTTGTGAAAGCCGTTAACGAATTTATGGAGCATGTGCGGGTTGGCAAGGCTATGCACACAGGGGAGCAGGTTGGTGTAGTAGTACACTCTCTCCCGATCACTAAAGAAATTGGTGATTCTCTCGGTATCCAGTCTGATCGTGAAGGATGGGTCGTTGCTTACAAAGTATTCGATGATGCTGTCTGGGATATGGTCAAATCTGGTGAACTCGCTGCGTTCTCTATAGGTGGACGTGCTATTAAGGAGGAAATCTAACTTTGCCTAATCTCCTAAAAAACTTGCACCTTGAAGAACTTTCCCTCGTGGATCGTCCAGCCAATGCTCAGGCAATGGTTAGTCTCTTTAAGCGTGACAATTCCGAAGAGGAAATTACTAAAATGACTGAAGAAATGGAAGCCAAAGTAAAGGCATACATGGATGACAAAGGCTGTGGCCGTGGGGAAGCTATGAAAGCTCTCGACATGGACATGGAAAAGGCTGAAGAGGCTTCTGAAGAAGTTGCTGAAAAAGCTGAACCTGAGTTTGATGTAGAAGCACTTAAGGCTGACTTTGATCGTCTTACTGCTGAGAACGAAACTCTCCGCAAGGGTCTTATCGAAGCTGGCTACGTTATTAAAGCTGATGCTATCGAAAAGAAAGCTGAAGTTGAGATGATGGAAGTTGAAGGCGAGATGGTCGTTAAGTCTGACATCCCAGCCCCAGTTCTTAAAGCACTTGAAGCTGCTGATGTAGCCAAGCGTGAACATGAAATCGAAAAGGCTGACATTGAGTTGACTAAACGTGCTGGCGATACTCTCCCACACTTTGCAACTGATGTAGCTAAATCCCTCGTAGCTAAGTTCTCCGAGGATGAAGCAATTATGGAAGCTCTTAAGGCCGCTGATGCAGCTTTTGAAGCCTCTATGCAAGAATTTGGTAAGTCTGACGTAGACGGCGAGTTCGCTAATTCTGCTGACAAACTGGATGCTCTCGTAAAGTCCTACATGGACGACAACCAACTGAAAAAGAGTGAATTTGCCAAGGCCTATGCTGCTGTAGCTAAGACTGACGAAGGCAAGACACTCATCAATAAATCCTACAAAGGGGAATAATCATGGCTGTTATGCAATCACGCGACAACCGCACCTTCATCGCTGGGGAAGACCTATCCGCAGCACAATTCAAATTCGTAACTCTAGAAGCTGATGGCCAAGTTGATCTTGCCGACTCTGCTGGTGAAAACGCTATGGGCGTATGCCTTGTTGGCGCAGCCGCTGGTAACGCTGTGACCGTATGTGTCTCAGGTTCAGTAATGGTAGAAGCTGGTGGCACGATTGCTGCTGGTGCCCAAGTACAAACTGGTGCTGATGGCACTGCTTTGCTTGCAGCCACTGGTGATGTTGTACTTGGTTATGCCCGTGAAGCTGGTGTAGATGGTCAAATCATCGAAATCGAAATGATCCAAGGCGGCAACGTAG